ATTTATTAAAAGAAAAAAATAAAAAAAGTGATGAACTTTTCTCCATACAATTGTTTGGAGATTTTTCTGGACAAATAATTTATCAAGATGAAGATATAGTAGATTTTAACAATAAAAAAGAATGCATTAAAGAATTAAAACTATTATTAAATGAATGCTAAAGAATGGTTAATCAATCAAGAATTTTCAGAAAATACAGCCTATTTAGATTGTGTAAATAAAGAAGGATTTGGATACCCTTTAGAAGTTTTAATGGAAAGGTATGCAAATTATAAAACCAAAGATTTACAAGCTAAAATATTAGATTTTAGAGTAAAGATGTCTTTATATACATATTTGACAATTAGAGATAAATATGATGAACATTTTAACTTGACAACAGAAAGACATGGAACAACTGAGTAAAGAAGAACTCTATAAAAAGATAATAGAGTGGAGAGAAAACTATCTCCAATATTGGAGTAAATTACAACAACCCGAAGCAGAATTTGCTTTATATTTGTTGGACCAATTTGATTTACATTTTAATCTTAGAGAAATATGAGAGAGTTAAAACTTGACATTACAGGAAGAGGAAGTAGAAAAGACCTAAGTGATGCTTTAAAATTATTAGCAGACCATTTATATAGTCCAGATTTAGAGGAAATATATAATATTGATGGAGCAGAATACAATGATTGTTGTATTACTGTTCAGTTAAAAGATGAAGAAAATGGCTAAAAGAAAACCAAAAAATAAACAAGAACTTCCTTCTAAATCAGGAGTAAAGAAGAAAGTAGTTTATAGAGATAAAGTAGTATTTGAATTTAAGAGTGGAGAAATAAAATATAAAAACGGAGAAGGAAGACTTAAAATAGATACTAAAGGATATTTTTCATTTTTAATTAAAACAGAAAAAGGATGGCAACCAGTAAAAGGAGAGTTATTAAAAATAAAGTTAGTAAAGGAGAGGAAGCCTGTTGGGTATGGGAGGAAGAATGTTTAGAAACTATTCCAGAAGGAATGTTTGGATTTATCTACTTGATTACCAATAAGTTAGATGGTAGAGTTTACGTTGGTAAAAAGCAATTCACTCATAAAAAAAGAACTGTATTAAGTAAAAAAGCAAGAGTTGGAACCCGTAAAAGAATAAATGTATCTCAAACAGATAGTGGTTGGAAAAATTATTGGGGAAGCAGTAAATCTTTGCTTGAAGACATTAAACAATTAGGACAACATAACTTTAGTAAAGAGGTATTAATGTTTTGTATGAATAAATCTCAATTAAGTTATTACGAAGTAGTTAATCAAATAAGATATAAAGTATTGGAACGACCTTCCTATAATGGTTGGATAAAAGCAACAATTTATAAAAATAAATTATAATGGAAACAAAATTAGAACTATTTAAGAATGTAATGTATTACATGTTTAAAGAAGAAACATTGCCTGAGTTAGACATGGATGATTTTGTATGTATGTGGGAAGCTTTAATGGAAAAATGGGAAATTAAAATGGAAGAAGAAAAATGGGAAAGATTTTTAGATGATATAAATGTAGTTAAAAGTGAAAACTACATTTGGTTTAATAATACCTTCAATAAGTATTTTTATGAATAGAAACATTACTATTTATACAGGATTATATGGTAAATGGAGTTTAGATACGGCTTTTTTGTGTGAATTTTATAAATACAAACCAAAAGGTAAAATCTGGTATGAAGATTATAAAAGAATATATGGTGTAACTCAAATAACTATAGGTAATAAAGGTAGTTTAAATAAAATTGTGGTTAAGTGGAAAGATGGAAGTTATAATCAATATATTTATGACATTTATTTAAAAGGTAAACTTTACGGAAAAAGTAATAATTACATTCAAGCTTTAAAAATGATAGAATGAAAAAATGGAAAATTGAAATGGAACTTTGGGTAGACCAAATCTGGATAGATGATGGATTTGATTTACAAGAAAGATATGAAGACATTGAACAAATGATGGAAGAAATGGTTTCTTGGGCAATTCCTGGAGAAGAAGTAAAAGTTAAAAATTTAAGAATAGATGAGAAAACTACTTAAAGAATATTTCTTCAAAGGAGAAAAGAAGAAATACGGAGAACATTTAATTGAAAACTACAGGTGGTATTACAGAGGTAATTTAGTTGTTAAAAAGAATAAAGGAGGATTACTCATTGATAGCTGCGGATGGTTAACTAAAACCACTAAAGATATTATTAATTCTGTAGGAATACCTTGTCAAGTTGTAAAAGGAGAATATTACTTAAAAGGTAAAATTTGGAAAGGAGAAAAAATATGGATAGAACAAAACAAATAGAATTACAACAAAAATTTATTGATAAAGGTATAAAATTTTTTGAAGAAGGAAGCAAAGTAGGTTATTTTGACCTTGCTATGAGAGTAGGTAAAACAAGAATAACAATAGAAATTCTTAAAAAAATAGTTGTTCCTTATGCTACTATACTTATAGCTTATCCAGATAATAAACTACAACAAACATGGCAAGAAGAATGCATTAAATGGAGTTATGACAATCCTAATATAACATATGTTAATTTCAGTAGTTTAGAAAAATATCTTAATTATCAATTTGATATATTTATCATAGATGAATTTCACAGTGCTTCAGAAAATGAAATAGAAAAATGCATTAAAATAATTACAAATTGTGATAAAAAAATATTACTTAGCGGAACAGTTACACAAGAAGTATTAAATAATTGGTACAATCCTAAATGTATAGGACAATATTCTACATTGGATGGAATAGAAGCAGGTATTTTAGCCGATTATCAAGTGACTGTTCACCTTGTAAATCTTGATAATAAAAGAGTAGAAAAACAGAAAAATGGTAAATTAAAAACAGAAAAGCAAAAATATGACGGTTATACTTGGGTTATAGAAAAAATGAAGAGAGAAAAAAGAGATTTCATGCACTTAGCTTTAGCTAGAAACAGACTTAGTTTAAATAGTATAGGGAAGAACGAATATCTCCGAAAACTCTTGAGTAAAATGAAAGATAAACGTACTATAGTATTTACAGGTTTAAGTAAAGCTGCTGATAGTATAGGAATTGAAAGTTATCACAGTAAAAGTAAAGATGATAGTTCTTTTATTCTATTTCAAAATAAACAAATAAATCATTTAGCTCTTGCTGCAATGGCAAAAGTAGGAGTAACTTTTAATGATTTAGATAGTGTGATACTTACAAATTTTACTTATAATCAAAAAGACACAGCTCAAATATTAAATAGAGCAATTAAATTAGATTATAAAGGTAAAGTTGCTGATTTACATATTTTAGTGTTAAATGAAGAAGCTGAAAAAAAGAAATTAAAAGAAACCTTATCTTTGTTAGACCAAAATAAAATAAAATGGAATATTTAAAAACAATCTGTGTAGCAGATATTGGTGATAGAGTTAGAATAACTTGTTTAATTGATGGCAAAAGTAATTTTATAATGCCTTCGTTACTTATTTACGCAAATGATTTTCAAACAGAATTATTTGATGCAGATAATGATTATTGGATTAAAGAAGTATTATTACCCCAATTAGTTAATAAAAATTATCAAGATGAAGGAGTTGTAGAGTTTAGAAGAATAATTAAAAAAGAAGGAATCAAAAGAAAAGAAGTAATAAATCTTATTAAAGAAGCAATTAAAATGAAAATGTTATGAGTTATCAGAAATGTCCCATTTGTAACGGAATGAAAAATTTAGGATTTCAAAAATGTAGTACCTGAAATGGTTATGGTATAATTAATGAGTTTACAGGATTACCTCCAAAAGGAACACCTGTTCAACAAAATTTATATCCTGATAGAAATATATTAAAAGATATAAAACAAGACAATACAGATTTTAGAGATTTTAACATGGAATCACAACAAGAATATTTTGGAAAATAAAATAATAAATAATGAGTAGAACAGACATAAAAACAGTTAGTAAAGTAATATTTAATGGACAAAATTATAGAGAGATAGATAGACTTTCGTATTCTCAACTTGCCCTTTACAATAAGGACAGAGTTAAATTTTGGAAAAGGTATATACTAAAAGAAGAAGACCAAGAAGAAAGTGAATATCTTACTATGGGGAATATAGTAGATTGTCTTCTTACAGAACCAGATAATTTTGATAAAAAGTTTGTAATTAGTAAGGCAAACGTACCTGTGCCTCAAATGGTTCAATTTTGTAAAATATTGGTGGATAACTATACTAAATTTGAAATTTTTAGTGATTGTCTTATTAAAAGTTATGAAGACTTAAAAGAGTGGAATGGAGGTAAATTAGGAACAGGATTTGAAAAATATGTGGAAAATTTTAATAAAGACGGTAAAGTTTATTTTGAAGAACTTTTAGAAAGTAGAAATAAAAAAGTAATAAGTATAGAAGAAGCAACTATAGGAGCAGAAATAATTAAGAAAATAGAAAGGTGTGAAGCATTTAAACCATTAGGTAATAAAGTATTACATAAAGTAGTTGTTTTATTTGAAGTTATGGGAGAAGAAATGAAATGTGAATTAGATGAAATTTGTATAGACGATTCTACCAAAACTATATATCCTTTTGATTTAAAATGTACTTCTTTTGTTGAAGATTTCGTATCTCAAGGCTTCTTAAAGAATAATTATTATATACAAGCAAGTTTATATCGTTATGCTTTAGAATTTTGGAAGCAAGAAAATGGATATAGTGATTATAATGTGGAAAACTTTGCTTTTAAAGTCGTAGACCAAAAGAACCAAGTAGAACCACTATTGTTTAAATGCAGTGATAGTCATTATGAAGGAGGTTGGAATGGGTTTTATGTAGGAAATAAGTACTACAAAGGTATTTATCAAATATTAGAGGAATTGAAAAAAAGTAAGGAGATTGATAGATGGGGAATAAGTATCAATAATTATAATAACAAAGGCATTGTAAATATTCCTATTTTCGAACAAAAAGATTGATATGATAGATGAAAAATATAAACAAGCAAATGTATCAGAAATATTCTTAAAACCTTTATTAACAATAAGACATGAAAAACTTAAAGACTTAAATTATCTCAATACTTACTTATTTAATGGAATGGAAGAAAGCGATTACGGATATGACGTAATTTATTTATTATTTGATGTAGACGATTTAAAATTGGATTTATTCTTACAAGAAGAAGAAGATAAGGGAAGTATAATATTAGAAAAGTATTGTTACGGAAATTTTAGATTAATCAGTTTTTTACTTCCTGTTCATTTTAAGGAAGATTATCAAAAAATAATTGAAGGAAAATATAGTAAAGTAAGTCACGAATTTAAAAAACTATTTCCTAAATTTGCAGTGGGTAAAACAAGTATTAGTCTTCAATATATGGTGTTTAATAAAGACAAATATTTAAAAGAATACTGGGAAAAAGAATTTAATACAGTGTTTACTCCTGAAATGGAGTATTGGAAACTTTACGATATAAACAAAGAAACATTTAAGTATGAAAAATGAACTAGAATGGAGTAAAAATCTCCTAGAAAAACATCCAAAGACAAAAGAAGCTTTGGAAAAATGGGTGCATAAACAATTACAAGATGTACAAAATGAAATGGCAAAAGAAGCAGGAGTTACAGAATTTCCTGTAGTGGATGAACAAAAAGCAAAAGATTATGTACCATATAGTCTTGCTGGTAATCCTGATTACTACTTACAGTTTTTTGATGAAAATCAAATGTATGCAAGTATTTTTTGGGACAGAGGGAAAAACTCTTTTTGTGTTTTAACAAGTGGAACAGAATATTTAGAACATATAAATGATTTAAGAAAAAAAAGACAAGAAGCAACACTTAAAGCAATAGAAATATTATTTGAAGAATATGAAAGGACAAAAGTTTAAATAATAAATCATGAGTGGAATTTACACTATTACCAATTTAGTAAATGGAAAAATGTACATCGGTTATTGTAATAATTTTTTAAGAAGAAAAAATGACCATTTTACTAAATTGAAAACTAATAAACATCCTAATATTTATTTACAAACTTCTTACAACAAATACGGAAAAGAAAATTTTGTTTTTGAAGTTCTAGAAGAATGTCATAAAGAATACTTATTAGCATTAGAGCATTATTGGTGTAATATGTTAAATACTCATGATAGAAAATATGGATATAATCATGCTAAAACTAATCCTTATAAAAAAATAATTTTTATAGATAAAGAAACATGTATAAAAAATGGTTTAAAACGCAGAGGGTCTAAAATGCCAATCGGAGCATGTTCAAAAGGACATCAAACTAGAAGAGAAAATGGAACACATATAATAAAGGAAGAAACTAGAAGAAAAATATCTTTAAAAAGTAAAGGAAGAAAACATAAAGAAGAATCAAAAGAAAAAATCAGACTGGCAAAATTAGGAAATAAAGTATGTGTAGGGAGAGTTTTATCAGAACAGACAAAATTGAAAATGAGAAATTCTGCTTTAGGAAAGGGTGTAAAAACTGTTTGTCAATTTGATAACAACATGAATCTTATCAAAGAATGGACAGAAGGAGTATTAGAGATAAATAAGATTTTTAAAATCCCTTTATATACTTTGTATAAAGAATGTAAAACGAAAAAAATTAGAGTAATTAAGAATTATATTTGGAAATATAAATACATAGTAGAAAATGGAGAAATTCAAAACAAGAGCAATTAGAGAAGATAAAAGTAATAAAAGTAGACCTGCATTAATAAGTCCTTATTTTATAGAAAGACTTGCTTTTAAGTTAAAAAATGGTGCTGAAATTTATCCAGATAGAAATTGGGAAAAAGGATTACCAGACGAAGCTACTTTAGATAGTTTAAAAAGACATCTATTAGCTTATGAAATGAGCAAATGGAATGGGTATTCAGAACACAATAAAGAAGAAGACCATTTGGCAGCAATTGGTTTTAATTTGATGGTATTAATTCACAATGAAGAAATAAAAAAATTAGAAAATGGAATGGATGACAAATAATAGTTGGGGAGCATATATCCCCACTATAGAAGAAATAAAATGTAATGAATTAATGATAGAACTAGAGTATTGTGTGGAAAATCAATGGTTTGAAAGAGCAGCAGAAATTAGAAATGAATTAAACAAATTATTATGAATTTAACAGAGAAATATATTAAAGCTCTTGAGGAAAAAGAATTAACATATAAAGATTGTCAGGAATGTGATTCTGGCATGATTTTATTAAAAGAAGCCATCCTTGTTTTAAAACAATTTGAAGCAGAATTAATTAATCAATTTTTACAAACAGATATAAATTATGGAGAAAAAGAACAAAGCCTTTAGAACAGAATTTTCAGAAAGCATTTTTAATTTTAAGTATAAACATGAAGGTGCTGAAACCTGGGAAGAATTAAGTAAAACACTTATTGAAGACGTATGCAGAAATTATTTAAGTCAAGAAGAAAAAGATGAATTAATTGAAATGCATGCAAATATGGAATTCATTGCAGGAGGTAGATATTTGTACTATGCAGGAAGACTTAATAAATTCTTTAATAATTGTTATTTGCTAAGAAGCTTAGAAGATAGTAGAGAAGATTGGGCTGATTTAAGTTGGAAGGCTGAAAGTTGTTTGATGACAGGAGGAGGTATAGGTAATGACTACAGTGTTTATAGATATAAAGGAGCACCAATTAAACGAACTGGTGGACAAGCAAGTGGACCTATTTCAAAAATGAAAATGATTAACGAAATTGGTAGAGAAGTGATGCAAGGAGGTAGTCGTAGAAGTGCTATTTATGCATCTCTTAATTGGAAACACGAAGATGCAGGAGAATTTTTACATTGTAAAGATTGGTCTTCTATACCTGTTGCTGGGGCTTTTGATGAAAACGGTAAACAAATAACTGTAGCAGATTTAAAAGAAAAGGATTTTAATTATCCTGCTCCTTTAGATATGACTAATATTTCTCTAAATTATGACAATGAGTTTTTAGAAGAACTATATGGAATATCTTTTACTCGATTACAAGAAATTTATAAAGAAGGAGGTAAAAAAGCAGTATTCGAATTACCAATTGTTAAAATACCTTTAACATTTCTTGAAAATTGTAGACAAGCATTAAAAACAGGAGAACCTGGATTTAGTTTTAATTTTTTTGAAAAAGTTTTTGAAACATTAAGAAACGCATGTGTTACAGGAGATACAGAACTTTTAACAAAAGAAGGTTATAAAAGAATTGATTCTTTAATTAATCAAGAAGTAGAAATATGGAATGGTTTTGAATGGTCTTTAGTTACACCTAAAGTAACAGGTAATAATCAGCACATTATTAAAATTACATTAAGTGATGGAAGAGAATTAAATTCTACAGATTATCACAAGTGGTATTTAACTGAAGGGTATACGGGTAAAAGTAAACAAGTTACTACTAACGATTTAAAAATTGGAGATAAAATAATAAAGTATAATTTTCCAATTATAAAAGAAGGTAAACAAGTTAGCCTTAAACATGCTTATACTCAAGGATTTATATCTGCTGAAGGAATGGATGATTATAATCATTTTTGGTTGTATGAACCAAAGTATATGTGTAAAGATAGGCTTGATATAAAATTAGAGGGTTCTGAATACAGTAATGTAAATGGAATAAAAAGAAAACCTATTTATTATAATGACGTTTATAATGAAAAATCTTATGTACCTTTTGAGTGGTGTTTAACTTCTAAAGTTGAATGGTTATCTGGATTATTTGATGGAGATGGTACAGAATTAATAGAAGGTGGGTTACAGTTATGTTCTACAGATTTTAATTTCTTAAAAGATTTACAAAAATTATTATCTACATTAGGTGTTAATTCTAAAGTTGTCCATGCTCAAGAGGAAGGAAATAGATTAATGCCTGATGGAAAAGGTGGAGAAAAAGAATATTTTTGTCAGAAATCTTGGAGAATATGTATAGGAGCTGTTCAAATGCAAGAACTAAAAAAATTAGGTTTACAATGTGAAAGAATGTCATTTGATAAAACACCTCAAAGAGATGCTTCGCAATTTGTAAAAGTTGTAAAAATTGAAGATGGAGGTTATGTAGACAATGTTTATTGTTTTAACGAACCTTTAAGACATTATGGTATATTTAACGGTATTTTAACAGGACAATGTACAGAAGTTACAAGTGAAGATGATAGCGATGTTTGTAATTTGGCAAGTGTTAATATGTCTAGAATTACAGATATAGATAGAATGACAAGAGTTTGTTATTTAGTTTCTAAATTTCTTTTATGTGGTACTATGGTAGCTGAATTACCTTATCAAAAAGTTTATGACGTAAGAATTAAAAATAGAAGACTTGGATTAGGTTTAATGGGGGTACACGAATGGTTATTACAAAGAGGTAGCAGGTATGAAGTTACCCCAGAATTACACGAATGGTTAAAAGTTTATGCTGAACAATCAGAAATTGGAGCAAATGAATTAGCTGATAAGTTACAAATAAATAAACCTGTAGCGTATAGAGCTATTGCACCAACTGGAACTATAGGTATTATGGCTGGAACAACTACAGGAATAGAGCCTTTATTTGCAGTTGCTTATAAACGTAGATATTTAAAAGGACAAAAAGAATGGCATTATCAATATGTTATTGACGGTACAGCTAAACTACTTATTAAAGAATATGGTATAGACCCTTATAAAATAGAAACTGCTTTAAGTCTTGCAAATGATTACGAAAGAAGAATTAAATTCCAAGCAGATGTACAAGATTATGTAGATATGTCTATTAGTAGTACTATTAATATTCCTTCTTGGGGAACGCCTATTAACAATGATACAAAAGTTAATGATTTTGCTAAAATTTTAGGTAAGTATGCTATTAGATTGCGTGGATTTACATGTTATCCTGATGGAAGTAGAGGTGGACAACCTTTAACAATAGTAGATTATTATGAAGCTAAAAATCAAGAAGGTCAAGAGTTTAAAGAAGAATTTTTTGATATTTGTGAAATCGGTAAAAATGGAACATGTGGCTCATGATAATTTAGTAGCAAATATTATAAACAACATTTATAACGTAATAAAAACAAATAGATAACCCCTCTTTGGAGGGGTTTTTAATTAACAATAAATACAAAATAAAATGATAAAAACTAAAACAATTGAAGGATTTTCGAATTATATTATAGACAATTTAGGAAATGTTACAAATACTAAAACAGGTAGAATTTTAAAACAAAACTCTGGTAAAAACGATAATAAGTTTGTTATTTTAAGTAATGGAAAACTTAAAAAAACATTATACATTAAAAGTTTTTTGAAGAATAATTTTGAAAAACAACAATATTTAAAAGTACAACCTAACGTAAAATTAAGTAAAGTTGGAAGAAAAGATAATCCTGTTGAAAAGGGATATTATTATCAATATGAAAATTTTCCAATTGGAAAATTAAAACCTGGATATAGTTTTAATACAGGTATAGATTACGAATATGGCAAAACCATAACTATAAAAAACACTTGTAGAAATAAAGCAAGAAATTTAGGAATGAAAATGCAATTTGCAGTTAGAGAATGGAAAGGTAAAATTAGAGTTTGGAGAACTAAATAAATAAAATTATGGAAACAAGAGTATACGGAATTAATATAGATGAAATAGGAGAAACAAGTATAAATAAACTTACTACAGGAGAATTTATGGATTTAGCAGAAGAACAAGGTAATGTTTGGAGTTTAAAAGGGTTTGAAAGAGATTTTAATCAGGATTTTTTGAATCAAACCAATTTATTTATTAAATTTGTGACTTCGTGAACAGTAAACAATTAATGTGGATTAAACAAA